CCAGGGTCCGATTTTGTAAATCGCGCTGGATCTGGAAGATATGACGAAGAAAATTCAGTATGTACCTCTGAACACTTTCCTTCCACTTGCTGACCCTCACGGAGGCTTCATAGGCCCGATGCAGGGTGTTGGCGTCACAGAGTATCTCCTCATAAGTCATAGATATTCACCGTGATAGCAATACTTACCGTAGTAAATTGCGTCCGGGTTTGTCATTTATCCCTTTGGGGAAAGGACAGCGTCTCCTTCTCTGTTGGTTAGGCAGAGAGTCCGGACGAACCCCATTAGAGTTCGCCGCGCCATTGTAGTTCGAGTTACCATTCCAGTTGACATTGGCGAAGTTAGCCGCCGACAAGCGCATTCAGACGCTGCCCTGTAGGTATGATTTGATCCTGTTATCCCTTTGACGCCACTTCTTTATCAAACCGATTTCTCGGTCGATAGCGCTGACAATTCTGCCGTAGACATTGACATCCACGTCGAAAAGCTCGACGACTCTCTGGAGTTCCTTGATAATCTGCTCGCAGTTTACAATCGCAAAGTTCTGATAATCCCGCCGCTGTTCATACTCGCGCATGGATGTCGGATAGATGGAGTTGGCCCCTCTCAGATTGTTGGTGAGCAGGAAGGCCATCTGGTCAATATTATTTTTAGCGGTCTGCATCAGATAGCGGTAGCGGCTGAAATTCTCCGTCGCGTCCCTCCCACATGCGTATCGGACGCGGACCAGGTGGTCCATGTCTTTCACACCAAAATCTTTCTGGATCAGATCTGTTAGCATTTTATGGAGCTCCACGGAACAGACGATCGGTTCCAGCTTGGACTCCTTGCGGTTGTTGACGAGCACGGCCATATCAATACGCCTTTCCGGTAATCTCCTCAAACTCCGCCTGGGTGATCCAGCCCATCTTGACGGCATTGCGCACCCGGGTCTCAGTCCACAGCTTCATGCTATAGTAGCCCCGGACCTTTTCATAGTTGCTGCTGTGTTCCATAGTCTTACCAGTTCCTTTCTAAAGTTTCGGGTATTGTAACACACATTTTGGTCACCTGCGTACGGAACTTTCAAAAATTTTACAGTTCCACGCCGGTCATCATGGCCAGGTACTCCAGATCGGACTGCATCTTCAGCCGCCGGAGCTCGCTTTCCGGGACGTCCAGCAGGACAAACCAGTATTCCTCATCCACATGGGTGATCTGGATCAGCTTCATGTTGTCGTGGGTTTCTTCGTTTTCGCCGTCGCTGATAACCACAGGAGAGCAGTTGCCGGCGAACATAGCGGGAGTGATCTCCGCATCGGAAATATAGTTGTTGCCGTTCAGCCGCAGGCCGGTAAGCGCAGTGCCGTCGGCCAGGGTAATGGCGTAGGTTTTTTCATCCATTTTGAATGCTCCTTCTCAAAATCGCCGCGGGGCACAAGGCCCCGAGATTTACTAACCAACAGGGAATGCCGGACGAACCCCAAGAGAGTCCGCCGCGCCAATGTAGTGCGAGTGACCAGACCAGTTGACAAGGGCGAAGTGAGCCGCCGACACAACATCACGAAGCCAGTAATCCTGCCTCGTCTTGATGAAGCGGGGACACACCGCCATCAGCGCCAACTGGGAGTTGCTGATGGTCCAGTTGCCGGGGACAATCGTTCCGTCCGAAGTGGGAGCGAAGTGGTGACAGCCATACACCATGATCTCGCTCATGATCTCCACGCTGGAGTCCGTCCACGGGCATCCGGACGGTCTCCCATCCGCCACAGAGTTTACCAGGTTTTCCCTGTGCGTCAGCACCATATCACCAAAGGCGGCGGCAATGGTGGTCTTCGCCGCGTTCAGCCCCTCAATGCGCATCTTGGAGCCGGTATAGCCGCCCTCGGTGGTATGGGTGTCGTTCATCACATGGTTGTAAAGGGCCGTGTCCGGCACAATGACCAGATGGTGGGGCGGCGCGGCAGTATCGCCGCAGTTGACCCAGTAATCGAAATCGGCAATCCGCCAGGTAACGTTGTTGATAACCCAGTAGTCCCCGAGGAAGAGTCCCTTAAAGGAGCCGTCCCGGATGGCCGCCTTCTGTGCTGTCGTGACCGCGCCGCCAAGGTTTTTCCCTCGGAAGGTCATTCGACGCTGCTCAGGCGCAATGAACGTGTCCAGCATAGAGAAGAATGCATCGCTGGCATTGATGGCTTTGTTGCCGGCAGCCGTGCCGACAAGCAGTCTGTCCGCAGCGGAAATGACGCTGACCTGGGGAATATCGGCCATTTTTACCCCCGCGATAAAGTCCCCCGCACTGAGCAGGCTGACCACAGCCTTGGCCAGATTGGAGGCAGTCATTGCTCGGTTACCGTCTGCGGTTCCTACCAGAATGTTGTTGTCCGCTGACAGTGTCGTGACATCTGTCAGCTCACTCATGGTCAGACCGGAGATAAAGTCATTCGAGCTCAAGGCCGCAATCAGACTCTTGGCCAGATTGGCCGCAGTGATAACCTTATTACCGGCGTTGGTACCTACCAGCAGCCGGTCTGTAGCGGGAATTGTGTTGATGGCGGAAAGATCAGCCATCGTAAGGCCGGAAATAAACTCCTCCGAGCTCAGAAGCGCGATCAGCCCCTTAGCCAGAGCATCCGCCGGGATAGCCTTATTCCCGTCTTCCGTGCCCACCAGGAGCATGTTCTCTGCCGGAAGGCCCTCGGCCGCAGTCAGAATCCCCATGTCCAATCCGGAGATGAAATCCTCAGAACTCAGCAGGTCAATCAAAGCCACGGCCAAGTCGGACGCCAGGATGGTCTTGGTTCCGTTTTCACCATCAAGCAGCAGCACATCGTTGGCGCCAACCCGCTTGACCTTCTCATAATCTATGATTTTCATATCGCATTCTCCTTGTTATGTATTGCCCACGATGGCCTCCAGAGCTTCTACCCGCTCCACCAGCTCGAACACCACCTGGATGAACGCCTCAAATCCAATGGCCTTCACGCCAATGGTCTCCCCGTTGCTGTCCAGCACAGGATCGTTGCCAGCGTCCCGCAGGATCTGCTCATAGGTGTAATCAGACAGAAGCGTCCGTATAGACTCCAGAAGCTTGGCATAGTCCGTCAGCGCCGTCAGCTTCTCCAGCACCGTCTGCGCGTAATCTCCGGCAGAGGTTTCAGACTGCCTGGCCTGCTCCGCGAAAGCGGCCGCGCTGATTTCAGACGCTTTTGCCTCTGTCTGGCTCTTGAGCGCATTCTCTTCCGACCGCAGAGCCAGCTTAGCGGAGTTGTCCGCATCACCCGCCTTCTGCGCGGCAGCTTCCGCAGAAGCCGATGCGCTGACCTGGTGTTCCCGGGCTGCCGCCGCTGAGACAGCCGCCTCAGAAGCCCTGTCCCCAGCCGTTCGTGCCGCAGCCAGCGCAGACTGCTCTGCCGCGAGAGCGAGTATCGCCGAATCCTGTGCATCACCTGCCATTTGCACCGCGTTTGCTGCAAACCGAGCGGCCTCTGTCTCGGACTGCTTTGCAGCGGATGCAGACCCGGCAGCTTCGCCGGCCTTCTGTGCCGCACTGCCCGCGCTGACGGCAGCCGCAGTTTCCGACGCCTTGGCAGCCGTCTCGGACTGCTTCGCTTTTGTCTCCGAGGCGTGGGCGGCAGAAGCGCTTCCAGCAGCCGCAGAAGCTGACTGACCGGCCTGTGCGGCATAGGCCATAGCGGAATTCTTCGCATTGGATGAGTCCTGAATAGCCTGGGAGGACTCGACATTCATCGCGGCAATCGCGTCATGAATGGACTGACGGACCTCCTCACCGTAGACAGCGGCAAGGATTTTCGCCAGATAGGTGGATACGTTTGCCATATCGCCCCTCCTAGTCCTCCAGCATCCAGTCGATGCTCAGAATTTCCTCGCCGGACAGGGCGCCAATCACATCGCCGTATTTCAGCGTCATCAGCTCTACCTCATGCTCCATGACATTGAACGGCTCCAGCTCGTTGAGAAATTCCTGAAACTTCGGAGAATCCATTTTGAGAACGATCCGGCCAGTCTCCCTGCCGGCGTCACCATCCGTCTCCGGTTCTCCGTATTTCTCCACGAGACGGTCCCTGAAAGCCGTATACTCCGTAAGAGACCGGGAGAGAACGCGGGTATTTCTGGCGGCCGCGTAGCCGACAATATCCCTGTGGGACAGTAGCGGCCGAAGCTCCTGGACCATCGCCACCATCTCCAGATTGTTGAATGTCTTTTTCATACTGCTCCCTTCTAGCTGATAGAATTCAGCGCACTTTGCAGGTTTTGGAAGAAAGCCGCGCTGATGGTGTCGCCGCTGTACACTCTGGCAGGCACTCCTCTGGCGGAGTTGACGGCGGCTATGGCGTCCCGGGCCTGATTGACAATAGCGGCAGAAATCGGCAGTCCGCGATAGACACTGGTAAAATAGTACGCAGAGAGACCCGCATACTCCCGAAACGCGTTGATCCTGTCGCAAAAGGCGTTCCACTCGCTGGCGGAAAGAGAGATTGTTGCACCACTGCTGACAATGCTCTGCCAATACCAGTTGTTGGGCCTCGGCTTGGTATCGCCTCCGCCGCTCTGACTGGGGGTAGTAAATGTCTGTGCGCCGATCCAGGCCGTACTGCCGCCGGAGACAACGCCGGCGTTGACTGCATATCCGGTGGATGCGCTGAGCCCGGCGAAAGTTTTGGTCAAAGACGAGCCGAAGGATCGGTACTGCTCATCCACAACAACCGCTGAGCCGGGGTTTCTGCGCACGTAAAAGCGGACCGTATCCCCGCTGGAAATACCACGAACCGTAATGGATACGGAGAGGGCTGTGCATGAGTAGGTAAAACTTGCCATATTTCCTCCTACGCAAATGTAGCGGTTGAGTCCAGCCCGACAATATGGGCCCAGTTGGAGAAGGTCAGCGTGCCGCCATTTCCACGAATAATCGCCTCCGGACCAAAGCCGCCCATATCACGGTAATTGATGGTCAAAACAGGACCATAGGAGTCCGTACTCAGTACAAAGGACCCTGACCTGTCCGCCAGTACCTGAAATGTCTGGCCGATAAAGGTGCCGCCCACGACGATGTTGCCGGCCAGTGTTGGCGACGCCACGGTATTGCCGTTGATGAACGTCCCCCCGATATACTCGCCATTGGCGATCCTGGCTGCCAGATCCTTTGCGGCACCAGCAGCGGACTCGGCACGCGCGGCCGCGCCGTTGGCGGTGGCGGCCAGATTGTAGGCGGGATTGTAGTCCAGATTGTAGTTTCCCACCTGAGCCCAGTTGATGGAGCTCCCAGCCCCCATGGTGACGTTGCCGTTGATGGAGACCGCCCCATTCTCGGTGATCTGGAATGAAACCTGATTGTTGTCCCGCCGGCGCACTGTCAGACCATACAGATCCAGGTATTCGGAGGAGAACTTCATTCCGTCCATCATGCTGTGGCCGTACTTGTCCAGAAAGTCCTCCGCCTGGACAACACCGGCGAAGGTGCCTTTTACTGCCACCAGCTCACCGGCGAAGGTACCCCGCCGGGCGGTCAGGTTTCCCTCCTTATCAACAATAAAATTATTGCCGATATTGATAGAACCCGCCTCCATGGTCAGCTCGCCGGTATCCAGATTGAAGATGGTATTTTTATTGACGGACTCCAGTATTCCAGTACGGACCCTGTCCGCGCTCATGGTGCCGACGGTAATGAAGTTGGCGACAATAGCTCCGTCCATGGTGATAGCGGCCACCAGACTGTTGGCGTTGTTATACCGGGGATTGTTTTTGTCGTAGTAGGCCAAGCCGTTGAGGTTCCATCGCCAGTAACGGGTGGCGTCCTTGTAATTTCTGGTATCGGAGATATAGAGCTCATTGGTGCCGTGCTCCCCCTTTGTGATGGTGATGTAGCCGTTGGTGGCCATATTCATGATCGCGTCGGCATTTTTCCGGGCCTCGTCCAGAATACTCTCCTTGGTTGGTAGAGCCTCGATCCTCTCCAGAATAGCGGAGCTGGCCTTGTTGGTGCTCTCCGTCAGGCTCATGCGCTCACTCTTGCCCAGGGTGTATTTCGCCTGCTCCGGATGGTCCAAAGGTAGAACGATCTTGGTTACGGGAAACACCTTGTCCATGCCGTGAAGATAGGAACGGCACTGGAGCTGGTCCAGAATAGCCACTGGCTCCGTGCTGCCGCTCATCAGGTGCAGGTCCACCATGGAGACCTCCAGCACCAGGTTCTCAAACTGGCTCTCCCGCAGGTATTCCCGGGCTTTCTCCAGCAGCTGGGCAGGGTCCGAAACATCCGGCCAGTCCACCACCTGCTCGATCCGTCCGAACTGGGCGATCGTATCAGCGGCCACATAGATGGAACCGCCGTTGACGCTCTCCACGGTGGTATAGGCGTCCATATCCTTGATGGGGGATTTGTCCAGCTTCTTTCCCCTGGGAATAACCACCGTCGCCAGCTCCGTCAGATCCCAGGTCTTTGTGAAATCCAGGAGGTTTTTCCCGAACTCCACAATCTGGCTGTTGGTGTTGGGGTATTCGGCCAGGTAGTCCAAATAGCGGACGCCATCCACCTTTCTGACACGGACCCGGCCGCCGAATACCCCTACCAGCTTCTCGCTGACGCACTGCATGGTGGTCTCGTAGTTGGTTCGCCAGGTGTATGTATGGCCGTCGTCCGTCATGGTGACAGCCCCCAGGCGGAATTGTTCTTTGCATTTTGAATTGTGGACGTTCAGAAGCTGATTGAGAAAGCCGATCACAGTCAGACCCGTGTACTCCGCAGGGGGCTGTACGCTGTCGTTGAGATAGCCCAGCTCCCCTTCGCAGGTGAGGATCCGCCGTTTCCAGAAGTCCTCCTTCTCGTCCACCACCCGGCCAGACCAGATCTCCTCCCCCTCCCGGCGCACGCTGATGGCGGAGGAGAGCCGCTTCACAGTTGTGTAGCCCACATTCTGGGGCGGGATGGTCAGGGTGAGAGACCCGGCGGCGTTCTCCTCCAGGGTCAGCTTGGCTCCCACCACCTTGTACTCCGGCATGGAGTAGATGTCCTCGTGGATGCAGATGCCGTCCGAATAAATGCTGTACATTATAACCTCCCCTGGTGAAAGTCAATGGAGACTGTCCCGTTTCCCTTGAAATACAGGGTCTCCCTCCCCCCGACAAAGAGAAAATCAGGGATCTGATGGATGCCGTCCCGGAGATGCCGGGTGGCGTCGATATGGACCGTGGGGTTCACAAACCGGATGTCCATACCGGCGCTCCCGGTCCCCTGAATGGCGAAGGAGGGGCATACCGGCGCTGAGCCTACTAGCTCCGGCGGAAAGGTCTTCCGGGTCCATGCCCCGCCGCTGGTGATGCGGATGTTTTTGAAGAACGCGGCTGTAATCACTCCGTTCTGGAAATTGAAGGGGTCCCACAGCCAGTCGTCGCAGGTCTTCCGTACAGACCACTTGTAGGGGCCGACGTTGTATCCGATGGTCACGGTGGTCCATGGGGTGGTGTTTTTCCAGTCCTTGATAAAAAAACGCCCCTCATAGAACCAGTTCCGATCATCCTCCAGATAACAGCGCATGGCGCGGCCATGGAGGTAGTCGGCGATGGCGGAGTAAATATCCTGCCAGGACTCGTAACCATTAAGCCGCAGAAACTCGAAGGAGCCCTCCCGGTTGTTGAAAATCGGATAGCCGGTCAGCATCTCGCTCAGGTCAATGACGCCGCTGGCCCCCGGAATATCCAGATAGGTGGTCTTCTGCGTAGGCGGGGCGAAGGACGGGAGAACGGGAGAAACCAGACGCCAGTCATCCCAGGTATTCTTCTCTCCGAAGGTAATCGAATGGTACATGCTACATGTTCCTCCCTCTCCAGTTTGCCCGATCCCCCAGCTCCTGGTCAATGGCCGGGGTGATTTCGCCCACCAGGGCTCCCGTATCCAGCACCATCTGCATCTGTCCTACCCGCTCGGACAGGGCGGCCATATCGCTGCGCAGATCCTGGATGGCGTTTACGATCCGGTCATCCCCGGAGGATAGCCCATCCCGCAGCGTATCGGTCAAGCTGCTGATCCCGTCCAGTTGGTTCCGGGAGTATCCCGCATTTTGAATTTGCAGAGCGTACTCTCTGGAGAAGAGCGTATCCAATTTCCGGGACCCGGCCTCCAGATCGCTCAGATCCAGTACCGGACGGATCACCGGCTCAGGGTCCCGCTCCAGAATACCGGACACAGCGTTGGCGGCGAAGGCCAAACCGTCTTTGGCGCTCTCCGCCACATTCCGCCCAGCGTCATAGGACTTGTTCGCATAATTGGACAGCGCGTTCACAAAGCCCATGCCTGTGAAATTACCCAGCTCCTCAAATACACCGGACGGAGAGTGGATGTCTAAGGTGGTCTTGACAGCAGCTACCCCGGCGTTGGCAAGGTCAGTAAGGCCCTGCACAAATCCTGCCTTCTGCGCCTCAATGCCGTTAGAGAGACCTGCCACGATCTGCTCCCCCAGCTCTGTCCATCCGGCCTGGCCGAGAATGCTGTTTGCCGTCTCCACCATCTCAGAGAACTCGGCCTCCGTATACTCCGGAAGAATACCAACGGTCCTCTCAAAGGTAGTTTTCAGGTCCTCCAGCTGCTGTGCGGTGGTGGACTCCAGCTCGGACATCTGCTGCTGCCACACTGCCCGGTACTCATCCAGCTCGGCGGCGGCTTCCTGACGGAGGCCAGCGATTTTGCTGTTGGTCTCAATGCGAAGCCCCTCCAGCTCCTCCGTCGCCTGCCGGCGGGCCAGGGCGTGCTTGATACCCCAGAGGGAGGCGTACTTCTCCAGCTCGGAGTCACTCATGGAATTGAGGGCCTTCAGCTGGGCAATGGCGGAGGGGCCCATCTCTTGCAACTCCTCCACCAGGCCAGGATCCAGGCCACGGGCGGACAGAGCGTCCAGCGTATCCCGCCAGCTCTCAAACTCATGGACCTGGTCCATCAGGTTGCCCATCAGCTCCTCGCCGCTGACCTCCTCCTTTTCCGAAACCGCATCGAAGAGTCCGTATGCCTTGTACAGGCTGTCGGCGCGGCTGTCCAGGGCGCTGGCATAGGCGTCGTTCAGATCCTGAATATCCTTCTCCAGCTGTTCGTTGACAGACTTGACCTTATCGGCGTACTCCTGTTCCAGGGAGAGCCGCTTCTCGTGGTAGTCGGACTGAACCTTCTCCACGTCTGCATAGTAGTCCTTCTGGGCCTGCCAGAGCTGCTTTTGGAGATTATAGACCTCCCGATCCAGCTGTTTCCGCTTATCGGTGCCCTTGGCATACCGCTGCTGCACGCGGGTATAGGCGGCCAGTTTTGCCGCCGTGCCCAGGCGGTCATAGGCCTCCTCCTGCTCAATCCAGTCCATGGAGTGTTGGTAGGCAGCCTCAGCCAGCTCATTTTGAACACGGTACTTCTCCCGCTCCAGCTTTTTCCACTCCTCAGTGCCCTGTTTATGCCGGGCCTGGACCCGCTCATAGGCGGCCAGCTCCTCCTCCAGGGAGAGCCGCTGGTAATATTTCTCCTGCTCGATCCAGTCCATGGAGTGCTGGTAGGCTGCGTCCCGCAGCTCCTGCTCCAGACGATAGACCTCCCGGTTCACCTTCTTGCGTTCCTCAGCGTTCAGAACGTATGTATCCCGGACTTTCTTGTACTGGGCCAGCTCCTCTTCCGTGGTGAGACGGTTGTAGTACCGCTCCTCTTCGATGTAGTCCAGGAAGGCTTCATAGGCGCTCTTGGCGGCCTGCGTCTTGGCCTTGGAGGATTTCTGCACAGCGGACGCGGTCTCCTGGGCGGTCTTGGTCTCGGTTTTGCCGACATCTTCCACGGCCTTGGCGGTTTTGCCAAGCCATTCGTCCGGCACAATACTGCTGAGCGCCGATTTGGTAGCATCAACCGCGCCGGCCGCAACTGTGGAAGCTGCATCTGCAACATTCTTTCCGCTGTCCTGAATGCCCAAACGAAGACCTTCACCGGCATCCTGGCCAGCCTCGTACTCCTCCACAGAGGGAGAGTGGCTGTCCAGAGCCTTTCGCGTCGCGCTGACTACGGTGCGGCCCATGTCCATTCCAGCATTGGATACTGCGCCCATCTTTCCACGGATTCCGCTGATAAATCCCTGCGCAGCATCCTGACCTGCCTTCTGGAAATTAGGCGTGACGAGACGAATGCCGGTCTCCAGATTAGACGCCAACGTCTTCCCCGCTTCCTTCACGGGGAGCTCGGCCCCGTCAAAAGCCGAGATAAAGCCATCGACGCCCATGTCTCCCAGCGCGGCCAGAGACGCTCCAAAATTGCGCAGCCCCCACGTGTCCAAGGTCTGTGTGTCCTGCGCGATCCTGACAATCGATTGAAGCGTTTCTGTGACGCCGCTAAGCTTGCGTGAGTCTATGCCGGAGATATTCTCGTAATAGACGCCCATCTGATTGCCAAAATCCGCCAAATTTTTGCCGAAGGATGCAATATTGTTATCCCCGGTGATCCAGCTTACCAGGCCGCCGGTGTTTGGCAGAGAACGCGCCAACTCGGTAAGCGTCCGCGCAGCGTTGGCGGACGCTGCAACCACTTCCGGATTGACTTTTCCGGAAACTGCCTGGGAGTATTCAGCCATTGCTTTGCCAAACGGAACAAGCTCTTCCGCGAAATCTCCCAGTGAAGAACCTCCAGTCAGCCAGGAGGCGATGCCACTTAATATGTCCGCTCCTGTCAGGAGCAGGATGGCTTCCGCCAGGGCCTTTACCCCATCCATCATGGAAGCGTCGATTCTTGACGCACCCTCAATGAATGGACGGGCATTGGTCATAAATCCGGACAGATCTGAGCCGATTTGGGGGAATTGACTGGAAACCCCGCCCATAAATCCGCCAACGATGCCTCCAAAGAAGGATCCGATCGCTACGCCGATATTCTCCAGCAATTTTCCGCCTTCTCCGATAAGCCAATTAAGACCTGGAATTTGGGCAAAAGCGCCAATAGCGGCGAATATCAGAGCAAGCTCGGCCACGACCACCCCCAATCCGGCAGCACCGGCCATAGCACCTGGAACAAGTCCGGCCACCGCACCGAGCGCCACCATCATGCCGGAGAGCAGACCAATGCCTGCGGCCCCAAGAATGAGCGTATTCACATCCATTCCGCCCAGCGCGTCGGCAACGCCGCGGAAGAGCGACGAAAATAGGTTTACGCCGGCTTGAATTAAATCCGGCATATTATCGGCCAAGCTGTTCAAAACACCAATCAATATTTTGAGCAGCGAATCAGAGATCTGCGGCGTATATGTAGCGAGAGCGCTCAATCCCACTGTTATGAGTGTTAAAAATGCCTCTGCGATAGCTGGCGCGGCCGAGGATATGACCTCGCAGAATACCACGATCCCATCGCCTATTTGACTGATGACAGCTGGGATCATACCGGCAACGCCAACAACGATGACGGACAACGCCGCTACGATTGCTGTCGCTCCAGCTGTACCGGCAGCAGCAAAGGCCGTAAGGCCAACAGCCAATGCGGAAAGACCAGCACCTGCGGCCAGAAGACCCGCTCCAACACCGAGAACGCCGGCGCCAATAAGAGCAAACGAGCCTGCGAGGGCCAGAATGGAGGGAATCAGCGGCGTCAGAACTGCCCCTGCTATACCGATGACTCCAAAGGCCCCTGCAATAGAAATAAGCCCTTTCGCAAGCGACTGCCAACTCATAGCGCCTAACATGCTTAGCGCAGGAGTGAGAATGGCTACCGCTCCAGCAGCCACCACCATCGCGGCCGAACCGCCCAATGTACCTTTCATGAGGTTTAGGCTGATAGCCAATTCCGCCAGGGCTACTCCCATAGCAGTCAGTCCAACAGCAACCTGCCCCCAGGAGAGCCCTCCCAGCGTACCCAGCACATGGGCCATAATTTCCAATGCGCCGCCGACGGCAATAAGTCCGACGCCAACACCGGCTATATTTTTCGGCATCAAATTTGCAGCTATGGCAACCTCAGCAAGAGCTGCCCCTATCGCAGAAAGCCCGATGCCGAGCCGTCCCAAATCCATGCCGCCAAAAGAACTGACAGCTGAAGCAAATATCTTCATCGCTGCGGCGATTTCGATCATAGCTAAGCCAGAAGCAACGGAATGTTTCGTATTTCCGGCTAAATTCGTGAACAATGACACTTCCGCCAGCAGCCCGCCTATCCCGGCAAGACCTTTTCCAATCTGTCCCAGGTCCATACTGCCAAAATCCCCGCAAGCTGAAGCAAGAACTTTAATCGCCCCGGAAAGGATTAGAATGCCTGTTGCGGCGCCGACTGTTTTTCCACTGAACTTTGCCGTATTCAGAAAAACATCCACTTCCGCCAACAGTCCGCCAACACCGGCAAGGCCGGTAGCAAGCCCTCCCAAATCCATGCCGGACAGTTTTTTCGCTGCTCCAGCCAGGATGGAAATAGCGGCAGACATAGCGATCATGGAGGCATAGGCTCGTGTGGTTCCTTTGATAGACCCGCTGATCTTATTTATAACCGCCATAGCGCCGATCAGCTCCGCAAACATAACCGCCATAGCGCCTATGGAAATGCTGAGTTTATCGGAGTCAACCAGGGAGAGCGCGACAATGGATACGGTGAGAAGCCCCATTGCAGATGCGATTTTCAACAGAGTTCCGGCCTTCAACTGCGTCTGAAAAGCTTCCAAAGACCCCCGAACGCCGTCAAGAATATTGGTAAACCCATCTATTGGCTCGGACACATTTGTAAGGAATTTACTCACCGAAAATGCAATTCCGCCAAGAGACAATCCGTTTAGCAAATCGAGAACGCCGCTGAAATTCGCATTGCTGAGTTTTTCGCTCAGCCCGCTTGTCAGATCCCCCAACGCTTTTGCTGCGCCGCCGCCAATCGTTTTCGTGAACTCCCAAAGAGAGTTCAGCAGCTTGAAGAAATTACTGTTTTCCAGAGCAGAACCCATAACATTACAAGCAGATGTAAAACCGGACTCCATATCGCCTGCTTCCGCCCCGATCTGAGACAATCTCGCATGAACTCGCTCAAGAATTGTGTGAAACAGCTCAAAGCCGGGGGCAGAGAACTTTTCACGGATTCCGCTTATAAAATCTTCCACGGCCTCTGTCGCAGCTGAAACATATTCGGAAGTACGCTCGACAGCAGAGTTGAATGTACTTCCTTTTTGCACAGCCTGGTCCAGATCAACCAGCCACTCCCCAAAGCTGCCTGTAACGCCCAAGATGCCGCCGCTGAGCTTTCCAAGTCCGCCAAACAGCGGTGAGACTACGCGCACCATCGCCGAGAGCCCCTGCTTTCCTATATCCAATACCGCGAAGAACCCTTTGAACGTGTTTCTCACATTTTTGGCGGTCTCTTCGCTCATTTTGAATTTTTCGGTTAGATTTTTCAGGTTCTCGGTAAACTGATAGAGCTGCTCAGATGTAGTAGCCGGAAAGATTTCGCGATAAGCTGTCTGAACGGTGGAAAAGAAGCCGGCAAGATCTCCAGCCTCTTTCGGGACCGCGAAGAGGGCGTCCCATGTATTCCAGAAAGCGGCGATCAGATTTTCTCTGCCAGAGAGCCGCCCAATCTGCTTGGCGTAGTCCTCAATATTAACGGTTCCATCCTTGACAGATTGATTTAATCTATCAAGCGCTTCTGCCTGCTCGGTGTTCAGACCAAGGCTTTTCAGCTCTTCGCTGCTGAGGCCTCGTGTCTTCTGTGTGAGACTTTCCAGGGACTCCGACAGAATGTCTGCTGTGAGCCAGCCCTGTTTCAAACTGTCCTCAAAGCTATCGGTGTTCGACGCCAGATCACCAACGGCGACGCCGTGGGCCAGGGCCGCCTCCATGATACTCTCCTTAAAGGCAACCGCATCGGTGATGCCCTCGTTCAAAAACTGTGACCAGCCGGAGTCCAATCCGCCGGACAACAGTTCATTGCGGGCGCTGGAGGAAGCGTTAATCATTTCGCTGAGGACGTCGCTGATCCTGGTCCACAGACCCTTCGCCTCCTCGAAGTCGCCGATGATCGTTTCCCAGCTCTCGGTCCAGCCGGATTGTACGGCCTCCTTGGTTGTGTCGATCAGCTGAGTAAAGGTCTTGACCTTAGTGGCTGCGTCGCTGGCTGTTTTTCCCATCTCCAGAATAGCCGCAGTCTGTGCCTCAGTATAACCCATCTCAAGGAGCTGAGCCTTTGTCAGATCCCCGGTAAACTTTTTCAGGGTCTCCGTCAGGATATCGGAGGACAGCCATCCCTTTTGCAGGGTCTCTCGGAAACTCCCCTGGTCGGCAATCATCTGGTCAATAGCAATACCGTGAACTCGGGCAGTGTCCTTCAGCGCATCCTGAAACACCTGGCCGCCCATACCGGCGTTGACCACTGAGTTCCAGTCCTGTAATTTTACTGTGCCAGCCGCCAGAGCCTGAGACAACTGGTACATAGCGGTGGACGCCTGCTGCGATGTGGAGCCCGAGACTGCCGCCAGGTTGGCGATACCCTTGATCGCCCCGACGGAAGTCTCCAGATCCACGCCGGCCGCCGTGAACGTTCCAATATTACGGGTCATCTCCGTAAAATTGTAAATCGTCATGTCGGCATAACGGTTCAATTCGTCCAGTGCCGCATTGACTTGTTCCAGAGTTGTTCCCTTGCCGGATGTATTGGCGAGAATGGTCTGCACAGCATTGATCTGTGTCTCATACTCGTCGAAACCGCTCTTAACCGGATCAAGCGTCAGCGCCTTGACAACCCGTTTTCCCGCATTGACAGCAGAATTGGTGATATTGGCAAGGGCTGTGACACCCATGACTTCCAGTGCGGAAAAACGAACCCGGACCGCATCCACTGCCCGATCCAGTGCGCCAAAGCCTCTGGCCGCTCCGTCCATGTCAAGCTCACGCTTGAAATTTTTAACAGAGGACATGGTCTTAGAAATGCCACGCTCAAATTGAGCATTATCGAAGCGCATCGCTAGGACCCGCTCCTCCACTGTCTTGGTGCTCACAGCTTAGTAACCTCCCTCCACGCGTTTTCCGCAATTTTGTCAAAAATAGGCTGGATCGCAGGGTTGATGTAGTCTCTTCCCTGGACCCAGCCTCCGCCGCGGGTTCCATGTCCGTATTGCAGGATAATGGCGATAGGAACCCCATTTTGAATATTGGAATTGTAAAACGCGATTGTCACAGAACCGTTCTTCTGTTCAATCTTATAGGACCATGACGACGCGGTCAGACCCGTGTCCTTTGGCGTCGCGGATGCAAGGGCCGCTACCCCTTCGCGCCCATATTTATCTAAATCCACATGACGGACCGTCTCCTTCACGTCCACCAGAAAGCTGGTCAGCTTGGAGAAGTCGCCCTTATGCCTGAAAGTGACCATTCAGTCACCTCCCTTAGATGCTGGGACTATTTACACTCTCCTGAAATCCGGCAGCTTTTGCCGTCTCAAAAGTGATGCCGCCCTCCTTATGGTCCGACTTGGCCATGTTAAGATAAAATGCACAGACAGTCCCATGAGCAGTCCAGGGGAGCCCAACCATAGCGGACAGCCACGGAAGAGCTCCCAAATAATCTGCACGGATGCAGTAGGCGGCCAGCAGTAGCCCGCCAACCGTCACTACCCACAGCAGTGCGCGTATGTCAGCGATCAGCCGTTTGGAGAATTCCATCATACCAGTCCATTGCGCTGGGCGAAGCGGTAGAATAGCTGGGCTACCTGCTCCCTGTTCAGCAGATCCTCCCACATGTAGTTGGGCTGGCCGTCCGGTGTGGTGCCGCTGCCGGCGAACAGACCGGAAGAAATCGCGTACTCCCTGGCCTCCCTGCTCCACTGGCCGCTGTCGTTGTCCCTCAGATCCTTCCGGTACGCCTCCATGGCGGTCTTGAACATCTGGTTAAACTTTTCCTGATCCATGTCGTCCTCCTTCTTGATCGGTCTGATGTACGCCCTGACGAGGCTCATGCTTCTGGTCCTCCGGAACACGCCGCCTCCGTTATCCTGACTGCCGCTGTCACCAGGGGATGTATTCCCCTCAACAGCGGTAATCTTACCACCGGGCACGCTCTCCACGATTCCGGTGTGGCCGAAATTGTAGATGATAACGTCACCGGGCTGGGGGGTGGTGACAACGCACTCCGGATGGTTTGCTTTGTACCAGTTCAGCAGGGCAGAGCAGGAGCCAGTCCGGAATGGCAGCGGATGCCCGGCCTGCGCAAAACACCACTGGACAAAGGACATACACCATGGCTGTCCGTCCAGCTTCATCCATGCCCCATATTTCGTCCGGTTGCTCCCTGCGGGGTTCTCGGTGTTGCCCAGCTCTCCCCGTGCGATGGTCAGTACGTCTCTATCCATTGCCGCTGCCCTCCAATGCGTTCTGCACCTTCTGCGACTGGGTACCAAAATAGAACGCAATGACCACGGCATAAACGGTCATAAAGTCCTGGGAGATAGTCCCCCGCAGGGCCATGACCGCGAATACCACGGTAAGCGTCAGAGTAACCAGGCTCTTAACACTGAGCAGGTTTCCCAGCCTCTTGATAATCGAATTATCCATAACTCACCTTCCCTTATCCGCTGGTGTTCAGCCGTTTACGGCGATCCATATTCAAAGCGATATTTCGCTTCATGATTTCTTCTTTACTCAGCTTTTTGGGCGGCCTGTTCCGTCGATCACACTCCCTGATAAGCGCAATAAGGCGATTAAGATGCCATTTTTGACACTCAAACGGAATGCCCAGCGCGACCATATCAGCATAGATCGTCTCCGATGTCATAACGGGCCTGCGCCCATCAGGCGATTTGGATTTACGTGTTCGAGCAGCGCTCATGGGGTCCCTTATATAGCGGTTTACCTCCGCGATGTTGGCGGAGGTAAGGCGGAGGTAGACATCCTGGTCTACATTCTGGGTAAGTGTCATGCAGCGAATATAGTCTACTGTTTCCTCATAGGACAGCGGCTCTCTGCTGAGATAAGGCTTCTTCCATTTGGCCTCCCATTTTGAAAGGGAAACCAGGGAGTGCTCCAGTTGCAGCGACACCTCCTTGTTGTAGACAAATTCCTGCTTTTTTTCATCCCAATGTTCCTGACCCAGGACAATGAGCTTTAGCAAATCCCTCTCCCCCCCTATGACTTCCAGTCAGCTCTGCGCCGGAAGCGCCGCTCCATCAGCAGCGATAGCGTCTGCGAACTCAGCCTTAAGCTCCGCAGGGAGAATGCCGGCAAAGAACTTAGCGGCACGATCCGGATGCTGGAAAAACTCCACAAACATATCCGAATAGGCCTCCGTCTCCGAGAAAGCCTTGGAAAGCTCCGGACTCTTGATAAACCGCTTCCCGTCCGGGCTCTTCTCGCCGTAGCTGCTGAGAATCATATTTTTGAATTCCCGCATGATAGCGGGGGTGTTCTGCGCTGAGATAATGCGCTTCATGGAGTTCAGCCAACCGCCGTCAACGCTGGCCTCCAGCTCCATAAGCTCGGCTTTGGAGAGGTTGAAGTAAAAGTCCTCCGTCCGCTCCTTACCATCAAAGTCCTTATAGGTTCTCGTTTCTTTCAGCATGACTTTTTCTCCTTTCAAATACAAAAAGAGGGCCGCCAGCTTACCTGATTACGGCCCTCGGATGTCGGTCAGGCCGCCTTGAGCAGTTCAATAACCTCGTCGGGAAGCGGCAGACGCGGCTCGGTGCCATCGGCAGCATCCTCAGTATTCGGGTCCTTGCCGTACAGAATATCCTCCAACGCGGCCAGCTTCTCAGCGTCCACGGTAGTGGAGTCGATCTCCATAGAGGCGACAGGGTCAAACCCGGTCACATTCACCGGCGTGGTGCTGAACTCCCAGGACATCTCGATAGCGTCCGGATCGTCATCCAGCGTATTGTGCTCCTTGTCCGACGGGGAGGCCTGAGCCCCGTAGACCAGATGGAGAACATAACCGTGCTTCTCTTTCTCAGTATCGTTGCCCAGAAGGGTACGGTAGCAGAACCCAAACATCTTTCGCTTCTGCTGACCCAGTTTCACGCCCTTCACCGGCTGTGCAGTGCCATCGCACTCGGCGAACTCGTCAGGATAGGTGTAGGCCTTGATGGTGCCGCCATACTCCTCGGCGCTGATGAGCGTCAGGTACTTGTGGTTATTGGCCCACAGCGCCTTCGCTTCCGCCCCGCTGGGACTCTCGTTTACGCCGATCAGTCCATTCCAGGGCGCGCCCTTGGTATACAGGCCGTCAGACTGAATCGGGTAGACAACACCCCTGTCCGCTCCAGCCTCGTAATATCGCTCGCCGATCTCATCCCATTTGCATCTCATTGCTGTGATCCTCCTTTATTCGTAAATAATGTCCAGCCCGTATGCTTCGGCCGCAGCGTGCTCGATACGACAGCCTCTCGCCTGCTCCCACCCCTTACAGAAGTAAGCGGCATGGCAGTTTGCCATGTTTTCAAGGGACTTGGCCAGGAAACACAGCGGAATCTGAACCACCCCGCGGGCTTCCATGCTCTCTCTGCTGTACCACTCATCCGTGAAAAGAGTATTGACGACCTCATACCCTTTCTCAGTGAGGGCGGCGATAGCTTTTTCTCTGGTTGTAATGATTTCCTCATCAGTCTTCCCGGCCATGGGCTGGGACAGCATTGCTTTCATAGACATCCTCCTTATTTAATAATGTAGGGTAAATACCCAGTGGTTCAGATTGTCCGCTCTATAGTGCCGGACAAAGCGGCATGTTGGCAGCAAAATCAACTTGTCCACAAATGGACTGTCAGGGTTCTTGTCGACAAGCGTCAGGGTATACTTCCGTCCAAATAAATAAACCCCGCCATTCGCGTATAAGCTCTTGATGTCGCTCAGCTCATACACGATGGCGGGGTATTGCATTTTTACATTTTCCGGGGGCTGGAAATATGTGTTTTTTGTGCCGAGTATGCCGCGCAGCGTATCCCGCAGCTCCTCTCTTCGATCAGGCATGATAAAGGTCCCCCATCGTCAGAATAAGCCGCGGGTACTGTACATCCACGCTGGTGATTTTCCATTTGGCGCCCATGAACTCCGCGTATCGCATACGGTGAAAATTCTGTGTGGCGAACGGGTCCGCGACGATGCTGAGCTCATTGGAGACGCTTATATCATCGTTGACCTTGCCGGCCTCCTGGAGCCTGCGGGTATTGCGCAGCAAATCGCCATAGTACGGACGCTCTATATATTCCGGTATACAGGTATCCTGGTCATCGCCGTGTTCAGCGAGGAAGCCGATCTTTCCATACCACTTCGCCATTTTGAATTTTCACCTCCAGGAGCTCAAGCGGCCTCTTCGGAAACAGGCATCTCCAGGACAATGGCGCTGGCAATCCTGGTCAGAGCGCCGGAGAGCCGGGTCTCGATCATCTGCTTGTTCTGGTTGAAGTCGATATCGAACTGCTCAAACCGGGTGATCTCTCCGCCCTTGGCGCAGCCTACCGTGTAGTCCTCCAGGTTGACAAAGATGCCGATCAGCTCGTGACCCTTACCGGCGTCATCAGTACGAATCAGACCATCAAACTGCTCCGCAGTGTAGATGTCCTTCACGTTCAGAGCCGTGATGATATCGGCCTTGCCGTTGTAGAGCTTACGACCGTTGCGGTCACGGGCCAGCAGCATGGTGTTCAGGTTGTGAGGGGTGCAGTAGAAATCGGGGATGCCGGTGCCCTTGTATCCCTCACGAGCGTACAGCGCCGCCTCAATGACAGCCTCAGAGTAGACGTATTTGTCTCCGAAGTTCGCGCCGGTATTGGTGCCCTGAAGCTCCTTCTTGGCTGCCTCAAGGTCCACATCCTTATGGATGGTGTAGATTTCCTTGTCGTTCCAGATGGAGCGAATGTGATCCTCAGAGATCTTGTGCTGATCGCCAGGGTCGCGGCCGTCGCCGACCATGATGGAGACAGCAACCTCCTCCTTGAGGTTCAGCTTCATCTCGCCGTACTGGTACTCGACCACGTCGAAGTCGGTAATGTCGAGAATGTCGTCCCGGTTAAGAGGCTCAGTACGATAGATCGTCTGAGGATCGGTAGTCCGGGCCACCAGGCTCATGTTGCCGGAGGCGGTCTTCTTGTCGCCCTTCTTATAGCCATGAGAACGGATGCTGTCATTACGGGCGTCCATCTGGCGGGTGCGGATACGGCTGAAGGGCTGCTTGTGAACCTTGTTCATGACGACGGTGACCCAGCCCTGGTCGCGGGTGACCAGTTCGGGAGCGCCAGGACGCACATCCTTGAACTCGGGGAACAGCGCCTCGATGTTGTCGATGCCGTGGGCCAGCTCCTCATTCTGCTCCAGATAGATTCCGAGAGCATTCTGGAAAGTGCCGACGCTGTTCTGCTTGGCCAGGGCCAGGATCTCACCCTGGGCGGCATGGCACAGAACGGTGTCCTTGGTCTCTTCCCGGTCGAAAACGTTATGCTTCATGGTGTTGTCTCCTCCTTTGGTTTTGTCAGATTTGTCAGAGCCGCTGTTGGAACCCTTGCCCAGCTCTTCCGCGGTGGCGGCGATAAGAGCGTACATAACAGTCCGCTGCTTCTCGGTCATGCTGTCCACAACGTCCTGAACGGTCTCGCCCTCTTTGGGCTTATCCTCGGGCTTCGGGTCTTCCTTGGGCTCCTCAGTGGGTTTCGGGTCCTCTTTCGGCTTCTCACCGGATTTGGGCGTAATAAGGGGAGGCTTCTCACTGGAATGGTAAAGGCTGGGAGCCTCGCCGGTTCCAATGATGACCTCCTGTTCAGCGCCATCGCCGTGGGCCAGATCAACGAAGTCGATAAACGCGCCGGGATTCGCACCGCCGACAACGAGACTGACTTCACGAATGTCCCCGTGAACGACATCTTTGCCGTTGCCGTTGGGGACCTGCTTCAGGCCATTGGCGTAAATAGACAGCATATGAACATCGCCGTGCTGCACGATCTGCTTGGCCGCCTTACCGCTTTCCGTCTCATTCAGGAAGCAATAGGCGTACATGCCATCCTTGCGCTCTTCGAGAATGGCGTGGCCCAGGATGTTGTCAACATCGTCATGCTGATGGTTCCAGACAATGGGAACCGACATCCCATCGCAATGCTTGAAAGCGCCTTTCCGGATAGTCCGTCCGTCGGCGCAGACAAGATCGTTTCGGGTTGCCCAGCCACTAAAGTCATACTTCAGATCCATTTTGAACTTCGTCCTCCTTTGGTTTGTTTTGTTCGGTCGATTCCTCTTTGGGAGCACTCAGGTTGCTGTTCCGGAGCTTGTCCGCATTCGGGTCCTTCGACGGCGTCATGCCAATCTTCTGCCGGATCTCATTCGAGGTCATGACCTCATTACGGGTCATCTTGTCGGCAATTTCAGCAAATTCGCCCACGGGAACCAGCTTAAACGGATCTCTGAAGAACAGGATCGACTGCTTCTGTGACCGAGCGGTCTTGGTGAGGAACTTCCTCTTCATCTCGTCAACGATGGCGGAAAGAATCGGCTCGACGGTTCGGGTCAGATAGTTCAGCATCGTCTTGTCGTCGGCGGTACCATCCATGATGCTCTGGGTCAATCCCAACTGGCTGTAAAGCATACTCGTCAGGAATTCGATCTGGCTCATGAGGTTGTTGTCGACGGGTCGGTTCAGCTGAACCACATGCTCCGTTCCATCAGTGTATGCCACACCATACTTGGAACCGGATAGCTGTTCCTCGATATCTTTACGGCGCTTTTCCGCCTGTTGACGCCTCGCTTCCGTCTTGATGACGTAAGGGAGCTGAATAATCAGGTTGAGTTTTCCAGAACCGCTCTGTTCATCGATAGCGTCCAGAATGTTGAGCTTCCGAATCAACCTCTGCATTGTGGAGTTGGGTTCGTTCATGACGGCATAGAAGGGATTCTCCACAATGGCCACGGTGCGTTTCGGCACCAAAACATCTTCCTTCCTGCCCGTGCGCTCGTTGTAGACACGAACTTTAACGTGCTGCGGATACCACTCCAGGATTTTTCCGGTTCGCATTGTTTCGATCTTGTATGACCCGCTTTTCGGATCGAGGTCTGTGTCGACAGGAACGATGGCATCACAGCCTTCATCCAGCATGGATTGGACAACGTCCTGAATAAAAGCCCGTCCTGTCTGGTCAATGTTGGCCTCCAGAGAAAGGCAGTCGTTCAAGCTGCTGTCCATAACAGAAGTAAAGCGGCCTTCATCATCCAAACGAACATGCTGGATGGTGATTGCCGCTACGTCCAATGCGATTCGGTTATAAACGGATGTGATGATGGATCGCTCATTTCCCCGACTGAATATGGGACGGTCCGGACGATAATAGTTGCTGGGGCCAATATCCCAACGGCCACCAACAGTCTCCTTCGCCGTAAACACATTCCAAGCATGTTTCAATCGAGCTCCCAATGACATTTCCATTCAGTAACCATCACCTCCCTCAAGCCAACTCAGCAAGCATCTTTTTAAGGAGGTCATCGTTCTGCCGTATCAGCGATTCAAAGCTGTAGGCAGGCGGAATCTCCGAAGACGGTTTGCTTGCGCTAACTCGTGGTGCTGAAATTTGGCTGACCGGAGCAGCTGTGGTGGAAGCGCTCTTAACAACCTTTTCCAGAACTTGTTTGGGCTCTACTTTCGGTGTCGGGATTTGACTTACAGGAGTTGTCGCCACGGGAGTAGATTTGAGCAAATCCTGAAGAATTTCCTTTCCGGCAGGAGCTTTATCCACAATATCGGCGACGCTCTTCGCTCCATGCTTCTTGACAAGGTAGGCCGTCAGAACTGTGCCAGCGATAACAGCTGCGCCAGTCGCAACACCGATGGCCACTTTCTTCTTGGTACTGCTGAAGGCTTTTCGTTCCTCGCCTCCATCATCGGAATCGCCATAACGTTCCTTTCCGGCCTTGGTCCAGGTTCCATCCGCGTTCTGGTAACGGCGGACACCCCATCTTTGGCCTTTGATGCCGTGATGAGCCAAATACGACTGAGGCGGGGGCTTATTACGATGATCCAAAACGGTTCCTCCTTCCTATTCAAATGCTTCAGGATTATGCCGATAAGCGATATAGGCATCCATCATGGCCGCAACAGCGTCAATCTTCTGCTCAGACCGCTTCTTCATCAGCTTCCTGTTTCCGTTATTGTCCTGAATTGTTATGCAGTTTCCCATGGCGAAAGTCATCAGATCTTCATCGAAGATAAGCATACGCTCTTCCGAAAGTTTCTTCAGTTCTCCAAGAGGAACCGACTCCGTCTTCGCTCCCTGGATGACCTTCTCTATTCCATACGGCCCGTTCTCGGATGCCCATCGCTCCACAAATTCCTTTGCGTTGTAAGGGTCATAGCCGAGGCAACGAACATCGTAGCCGAGGTTAATGATGTGGTCATCCAGATCCTCGTAGACCTGCATCAAATCAAGGACAGTTCCCTCCATAACAATAAGACTCCCTTCCGCCATGAAATCCTCATACTTGAGGCGCATAGCAGCAGGGAGCTTGTTAAGGGTCAGCGAGGTGATGTAGTTTCGTGTTTTTACGCCAAACGATCCACCTCGCAGCGGGAATAAAAATGTGAAAGAACAGAAGTCATCTCCCTGTGAAAGGTCACAGCCAAGGGAACACGGCATCTGCCAAAACTTCTGCCGGCGATGGGGAAGCGTTTCCTCATAGGTGAAATAGTAGGTGTAGCCTTCCATCGGGAGGCCGAACCTTTTCGCCAGCATATCGTTTCTTGTAGATGGAGCAGTCTCAGCTCTGTCTACATCTTTCTGATAGGTATCGTAGAATACGGTCTTTCCAATATTGGGATTAGCCTTCGCCCACATGTCCGGGTAGGCAACCTCATCCACGGAGTCCAGCTTATACCACCAGATAGATACCTGAGGCATCGGCCTGCCAACACCCTGAAGGATGTTCATCAACTCCATTTTGATAGTGTCTCCCGCTCCGTTTCGGACTGTGCCCTCGGAACTTGTAGCTACAATCAGGTAGTCGTCCAACTTGGATGCACCCTGTTCAATGGCGCCAATGACATCCTCGCGAGCATCCGCAGAAGAAAGCCACTCGTCAACCGTTGCAACCTTGCAGCGCAATCCCTGAAGTTTGTCCACCGACATTGGGCGGACTTCGATCAAGGAGCCGGAGATGAAGTTCTCGATGCCCTTCTTCGTAGAGGCCAGCTTAACTCGATTCATGAGATTACCGGTCGTGTTCTGGATAGAGCCTTCCGTCAAGAACTGGAAGACAGGACCGCGAGCTCTTGTAATGGCAGTTTTGATCGGATTGATGATCTCCTCTGCCTGTTTCATGGTTGGGGCAGTAGTAATTTGATGTGTGGTAGAGCCATCAACGACCAGAGAATAGGCCTGAATGCAGGAGTCGTACAATGACTTTGCTGCGCCTCGGCCAACAATTAAGTATTGCTTATTCACCAGCCGTTTCTTGATCTTCTTATTGACATAGCGCCCGCCGTGTCCATCTCGATTAGGCACATAGACGGAACGTGTCTCAAAGTAGTACCAACCAAACACTTGCTCGCCCCAGAGCTTGAAGCTGTCCAGCATATGCAAATCGGAACCGTCGGTTAATGTCAATTCTTTTTCACAGAACTCAACCCAACCATCAACAGCTCTGTCGTCATAGTAATACATTGGATCAGCGATCAAATCGTCAATCCTGTGCATTTCCAAGTCGATCTCTCTGCATACTGGGATTTCGCCTCGAATTACTGCGTCACGAAAGGCGCCGTAATATTTGGGGACGGCAGTGTTTGATAACATCTGCTCACCCCTTACTGCCCAAGCAATTTCCTGCCGACAAGTACGAGATCAGAGAATTTCTGATCTATCATCTTAGTACGGTAGACATCCTTGGGAACAACTTGCTCCATGTCAAACACAATGACAGGAGACTTGGCTTTGAAACCGCCATAGATAGCGTCATTCGTATCGAGCACCGCTCCGTAGCCGGCTTCCTTGCAGGCATTGAAGAACTTAGTTCGCTGAGTGGTCACGTCTTTTCCTTTACGAGCATCGCCGGCACCGTCATAGGGAATGACGTAGTTGAACATCCGGTACACGACCTGAAGTTCTTCAGCTGTGGGGGTGTAGTCGTCCTGCTTCATCTTCTCCAAGACCTGCCGGACTTCTCGGTAACCCTTGAACTTGTACTTGTCGCTCACGAAGTAGCTTTGCATACGGCCCTCGTCCATGACGAAATTGTAAAAATCCCGATCCTTCTTGAAAAGTTCACGGAACACCTCAGCGCCAGAATCTTCACTGGCAACCTTGATGTCGGTCTTTAGAGAGTTGTCGATGCGGTACTTCATGAAGTTTCCCGTACCAATCGGGTTTCCTTTCTCGTCATAGATGGTCTGCGGGATAGGCCGATTGAACAAAGCATTGTACTGATGCTTGTCCAGAACGTTGTGAGTCGCATAAAACATATCAGTGTTCTTAGTGCGGTCACGGTCATAGGACAAAGTGCTCAGCGTTGTTTTGTCGGCCTTCAGAACCTCGTCGAAATGCCGCTTGTTGTAGATGCTGTTACCGGCCTTCCGTTTGTTGCGGATAGCTTTTCTCTGAGCGGGGCTATAGTCTCCTCCGCCAAGAGGATAAGGAGGCCCATGTCGCACGCCCCATTTTTGGTTTAGGATACCATGATGGGCCAGTTGTTCCATAAAAGCGCCCTCCTATCCTCTCAGTTCTTTGATTGCGAGAGCGATGCTGAGCGCCGAGCCGGTGATGGCCAAAACACTCCCAGCAAATTCGAGAGTGTCCTTTACCATGGTGCGGCCTTTGGAAACCTCCGAAGCAGAAGTATCGGCAAACAGTTTGTTGTACTGCTGTTCCAAGAGTTGGCGGTTGATCTGATCGCGAAGCTCCTTGTCGCTCATCTTAGACAAGTCGAGTTTCTTAGTCGTGGGCTTGGGCGCTGTGGTCTGTTCAAGTTTCTTGAACTCTTTTACCAGATCGGAGTTGGCATCCACAACCTTTTTGGAGCGTTCCAAATCCTCACGAACCCAGCGGTCCGGATCGCCGCCTTCTTTCAGAACTGCTCTGTTTTCCTTCTTCTTCATGTTGTTCTCAGCGACATCCCGATCATATCGCTTTTGGCCAGCAGCAGTCAGAGAACCATCGGGATTCTGGTATCGGCGAACACCCCATCGCTGGCCTTTAATACCATGATGGTAAAGTTCCATTTTGAGTTTCCTCCTCTCTGCTAAATTCATCAATCCGATTCAGCTGCAACATTAAGCCGCCACTCAAACTCACTGATCTGTTTATTGATGGACTCAATAACAGCGGAGCCGAGCGGCGGATCAAATAGCAGCTTAACCTTAAGATGCATATAGGATTTTACGAGGGAAAAGTTGTCTGGGTCCTTGGCGATAAAGCTATCCCACTTCTCAGTATCACCGGTGATGGAGAAACCGTTAGGCGGGCCGACACCCAGTTGTGTCAGAATCGAGAACACGCTGTTGATGTGCATGATGAGATCGGGATCAAAGTGCTTATAGCTTTCATCGATGCCCAGCAGCTTCTTGATGGAGGTCAGAATACTTTCGGTCATCTCCATGGAATGACACCTCCTTATCTCTTAAGGGCGATGTACTTCCTCATGCAGAAGCCTTCAGCGCCGGAGGCCGTGCAGACCTTGTAAAATTCATCAGTGGAAGCATCCATGTCGACCATGACCTTGGAAAGGCAGTCAATGACAGTCACGACTTCCCCGTCGGCGGACGGGTCTTTCCGAACATAGAGCCTCATACAGTCAGTGACGACACCGGCGGTAAAAGTTTTCATCACCTCAGCAGGAGCGGCCTCGTCAACCGGATGCGCCTCAACACGAAGACCTCGACTATTGGGCTCTTCATAAGTCGGTGTAATCTTCGGATCGACACGATCACGACGACCCTGAGAATTGTTTTGCATTTTGGTTTTCCTCCTTGTTCATGTAGTAGGGACAAAAAGAGAAGAATTCAGTTTTGGGTGCGACACTTTCAGGTCATCTCTTCCATGGGCAGGTATCATTTGGGCGACGCTCAACCGGTTCTTGAAGTAGCAGATGCTCGTCACCATAATGGATCGCAAGGTGAGTGTCATGAATCGTGGTGATTAGATACTCCGGATCAAGAAGAAGGTCACTCCTATTGCGAATGTCCTCTGGACGGATCGGGTTCATATGATGAATGACAATCCGACCGAATATCTCCCTGCCAGGAATACCAAGATCACAGCCTTCATCTCTGGTAATGACAAAGTCTCTCACACGCCGCCATTCAGGAGAACGGTAAAAGAATTGATTCATGTATCGGTCAAACCCAAAAGTCTCCTTGCCAACTTCTCCGTTCAAACGGAGATATTGATACCTGGCCTGAAAGGTCGGAAGAAGCATCAACTCTGAATAGCATTTAATATCCGTCATCGAAATCTTCCTCTTCTTCATCCATGCCTTGATACCGCCGCATTGCCTTTGTCGCTTCTTTCATAAGCTCTTCAAGCCGGTCGGCGGCCTTGATGGCGTCTGCTTTAGCTGCTGCGAGATCACGCTGCTTCTCCAAAAGTTCTTTCTCAATTCGAGCCTTTGTCGATCCGCGCTTAACAAACTCGGTAATGAGTTGAGAAGAGGCAGTTCCATCTCGCAACTGCTGTTCGGCAAGGTCCATAGCCAAAGAAATCATTTGATTCTCTCTTGCCTCTGGAGTTAAAGGAGTTCTCGTTTTTGGAGCTCCAGACAGCTTCACAGCTTTTGCCACCTTGCCACCTCCTCTCATTGGGTTTTGTAAAAGATGATGCGAGAATGCTGTGAGTTTTGGACTGGTTTAGGGCGACATTTGAAGGAGCCCGCATAAACGAATTTACCGGCGAGGGAGAAAAAATCGCCTACACATTCCTTCACTCTTGGGTGGAGGGGGAGAGGAGGTGTCTCCCAAGTGAAGATGT